GTTTCCACGGCACGCTTAAAAACCGTTCCGCTGATTAGATTCGCATTATTTATCTATTTCTTTTCACCATTGGCGGGATGGATTAGGGATTAGTTTTATTTGTTTAGGTGTTCTATTTCCGCGTGACGAATTACATTTAATATGGGCGGGGCGCATATTATCCACGTCCCATACCTCTCCACCTTTAGACCTAGGGACAACGTGGTCAATGCTGTACTGGCTTGCTTCTATGGGTGACAGACACAGCCAACAATCCCAGCCATACGTTTCCTGCACGACCCGCGTCATACGCTGTAGCCGCCGTCCTCCCCATTTAGCCACAGTCACGCGCACGCTTCCACGCCTTGGCTGCAGACTGATGGGTATCACCGGGGTGGCACCCCTGGGCATGGCGGGCCGCCTGCCCCCAAGCGTCCGCATACGACGCTGACGGCTGCCCACGCCATCCACACTCACACAACGGTAGCTGTGTGTAGCGTTCCCTTGCTTGCACAGCCCTACCTCTAGGCGTGCCAGGGTCAAGCCATTGCCTAACCATTCGGTTCCTCGCATCCGTCGTGGTGCCAACGACCCTTGCTCTTGCGTATGGGTTGACCACGGCGCATAGGAGCTAGGCATGTGGGGCAACGGCTAGGACGCTGACACTTAGTCACACGGGTCATGGCTCTTTGCTCCTTTCACATACGCGGGCGGTAGATCGTGGGCGGGAATGGCCCCCCCCTCATGTGAGAGGGAGGCAATTGCACACGCGGTTTGGTGAGTCGTTACGCGGTTGTCATTGACAGGGCTTGCGCCCTAATGGTCGGGAATCAGAGAGGGAGGTTTAGCCACGGACGCGAACCGCCCGCCCCATGCCCGGACATTCCTTGACCATGGGTTCCCGTGTCTCTGTCGGGATGGGACCACCTCAGTCGTGTCCCCTTGACTGCCACTTTGCTAACGGGCGTGGCCCCCTTGCGACCCTTGACGCGGTGTAATACGTCCCCCTTTCTGCCAGGGGGCGGGCCATAGGTTGTGTGTCCCTAGTTCTAGGGCGGACCGTGCGGGCATGACTGTGCTGCCCATCCACCACAGCCCGCGCAGCGTGCTAACAGCTTATCCGTGGGTTTACGCTTGTTAGGCCCGCCATAGGTGCGCCCGAGCCGCTTCCGTTGCTTGACCTTGCGCCCCATCACGTCCTACCTAGCGCTTTACGGTTCGCCAGAATGCGGCAGGTATGGCAAGGGCGATTCAGGTAATAACGCCATCCACCGCAGCCCTTGCAGCGCCATAGGCGAGCTTGAATCTTGGCAGCGTTAGCCACGGCACACACGCCGCATGGTCAAACGCACGGTGGCACGCTCACCCGGCTGCCACGCGGACAGCCACAGTCCCTTATCCGTGTGCCATGCCATGCAATACGCGGCAACGACGGACGGCGGCTTGTGGTCAAGGAAATGTGACAGGTCTACGGGCATCATTCGTCACCTAGCCATGGCACGTCGTTGTGAGCTTCCCCGAAATGCAATGTCAGGAGTTCACGGGCAACGATCCTGTTGACAGCTTCCCCGTTAGCGCCGCATTCGCTGCACGTCCACTTAGCCACTAGCCCCACCACTCACGCTCTTTGGTGAGTTCACGGTTGGATTTACGCAGGTTCGCAATCGTGTACGCCGCTTTACGCTCCGCAGCGTCACGCCCAGCCACGAACCCGATACCCAAAGAGCCGGCTAGCAGCCCCACGCCGACAAGGAATTGCACGATTTCCATTACGCCGCCACCCACACCCTCAGCGGGCGACCATGCTGCCCCTTGACAGGCGACGGCACGAAATCCCCATTAGCCCGGATCACACCGGCAGCATTAGCGGAAGCGAACACGGCACCCAGGGCGTTACGCCCGGTCACGGACACACCCCACGATTCCAGCACGGCGCGGACTTCCGCTGCCGTGAATGGTTCCCGAGTGTCGCGGACGACGGCCAGCGCACGGGTGGCGTGGTGCATGAATTCCGGGTCTGCGTCTGCTGCCGCGAACATGCCATTGGTGGCCGCCTGCGAGGGGGATTCAGTGGCGGCACACCAGTGGCACGCCACGGCCCCCGTAGGCAGACGGTTATCGGGCCGGTGGTCTAGGTGCAGACAGTAGTCACATACGTCATGTTGCGGGTCTGTCACGTCCTGACGCCCGCAGCGCATACACACCCGAACGGTGGGGAACAACGGCAGGTCAACGTAGGTCACGCCGCGCCCCGTTCCGCTGCGGCTGCTTCTTCCATCTGGCACGCGGTTTCCAATGCGGCACGGAACGCCAGAGCTTCCGCCCCATACATGGCTATTCGGGTAATCGTGGGTGGCAACCCGTCCACACCGCCCGCCTGATGCATGACGATTTCGATACCGAACCCGTTGAAACCCTCAACCGTGACACGGGCCAAACGGTTATCAACAAATCTGCCTGCCGTCACTTTGACGGATGCGCTAGTACTCACCCCAAAATCCCTCCGGTAGGGGGAGAGAATCGCGCTGTGAGTGACTAGCCCGCGTGGGCTACATGGCCCCTGTCATGGGGACGCTTTTGTCATAATGTGCAGACTCGGCGTTATCACTGGTCTGGCGCGTTTTCCCTCCGTTGTGGTCCATTAGTAGGCGTATCGGGGTCCGTGTCAACCACATCCGGCGTGTCGCGGGTGAGTTCATCCACCGTGTCCGATAGTCGGGTGGCTATCGTCTGTTTAGCGGACGGTCCTTCCTCCGCTACCTGCGGGGACTTTAACCCATAGACCGATGCTAAGGACCCCGCCAGCGCCCCGAACCCCACAGCGGCAATGTTGCCCACGTTGTCGTCACCGGTGAGCATGGCACCCACTAGCGCTATCGCCGTGAGCATGGACAGGGACGTGATGAGCGGGGCGGGATGCGGTAGGCGTCCCGTCCGGTACAGCATCCACCCGAAGAAGGTGGCAGAGAAAATCAGACCCGAAATGGCGATAACCGTCCAGATGACAATCGCCCCGCCCAAGTGGATTTGCAGGCTTGGGTCAATTTCTACCGGCACAAGGGGGGAGGGTGTCGGGGACGGTATCGCGCCGATCATTAGCGGCGGAAGATGAGAATGGCAAGAATAACGGCCAGAAGGATGACCTCAACAATGTCCAGCGTCATGATTTAGCCCCAAAGGTAGGTGTGGAGGTTCGGACCGTACTGACCGGGCTGCGGCACATTCCAGCCCTTAGCCGCCTGCAAGCTCGCTACCGCCTTGACGGGGTAGCGCTGTGTCCCCTTAGGTTGCGGCGTACCCGAGTAGAAGCCCATATCCGCTAGACGGCACGCCAACCGCCATGCCTGTGGGTTGGCTAGCGTCTGGTCAATCCAAGCGTTCCAACACCCCTCATAGGACGGCACAACCCCATCCCAGTACCCGCCGCCCGATGGTGGCCCCTGGTACTTCTTGCAGGCATCCACCCAGAAGCCCGTCGTGAACCCGAGGGACTTGTTCGTGTCTATCTTGCGGCCCAATGTGGGAAGCGGGTAGCCACCCACCGGGGTCGTGCCATCGGTCCAGTCGGCGTGGCGGTGGATGTTGCCGCGTGGCATACCGAGATCCACCAGTGCGGCAAGCATCCGGCCCACGGACTCAATCTGCGGGTTCGTTATGTCTTTGGATGTTCCCTTGGATTCTAGCTCGCAACCCCACGACACAAGGTGGAGGGAGTTCTTGGCTGCTATCGACGGCCACGGTCCGCCGTCCCCGGAATGCCAGCAGTCCCCGTAGGACAGGATGACTATGCGCCCGTCTTTGGATGTGCCGTTGTATTTGCCGTTGTTCACTACGACGTTAGCGCCAGGGTACGACCACGCGGTTGCCAGGTAGTCGGCGCTATTCGTCCCCGCCGTGTGATGGATCGTCGCGGCCCGCAAACCGTTAGACCAGACGGAACGCCCGCCACTGACCTTCGCATGATCCACATAGTTGACACGGTGATCCTTGAACGCTTCCCGGATTTGCCCCCTGGTGGGTTTCGGGTAGGCCATCACTCCCCGCCTTCGATGAGTTCGCTACCGTCAACGGACGGGTTAGGTGTGCCGTCGTTGTCGGTTCCCTCTGCCGAGTCGTCATAGTCGGCGTAGTCCGGGTCGTACGGGTCAATCTCCATGATGATTCCTATCCCTTCCGCCAACGGATGAAGATCGAACCGGACCCGCCGTGGCCGCCCGTGCCGTTACTGGACCCGTTGCCGCCACCGCCACCGCCCATTTCCGCGCCTGCCGCGCCACCGGGCTGCCCGTCCGTGCCGCCGTTGCCGCCACCATTAACGCCGTTCGTTGGGCCTGCCCCGAGCCATTGACCAGCCCCACCACCGCCCGCCTGACCTTGACCGGCGTAAGCACCCGTCCATGCGGGAAGGATGACCCCGGCGCTAGGCACGCCCGGTGTCCCACCGGGTGACGTCGGTCCTGCACCGCCGTTGCCGCCGTTCGGTGTTCCGCCCGCGCCACCGCCGACGCGGCCTTCCTGCCCGCCTAACGCCTCCCGGTGGCCCTCGATACGGGTCGGGTTACCGGGAAGGTTCGATGCCCCGCCTTGGCCCACCGTGAATGATGTTCCGCCGATGGGAAGCATCAGGTCGGTAGCCGTGTAGTGGCCGCCGCCACCGCCGCCATGCTGCGACCCGCCCGCGCCCGCACCGCCACCGGCTTGCAGGATGATCTCAAACGGGCGTACAGACTTAGTTACCGTGAACGTGCTGGACGCCGTGAATACGCGGACCGCCCAAATACCCTCACTGTCGGCGAAGTCCGCCAACGCATTGCCACCCGATGCAACGTTAAACGCGTCCCACGTTGCCGCCTGCACCGCTGCGGCCCGCATCACGTCATGGTCCCCGAGATGACCCGACGCGCCCAGCGCCCGGTGGGGCGGCAGCGGCGTCGTGTACGTCTGACCAGCGGTGGAGGCTAGGGCTGCCAGGGCGTCCACCATAGAGTTGTGCCGTCCAACGTGGTCCGGGTCACCGGGCTGCCACGGGCCGCCCAGCGTGTTGCCCATGCCGAACCGTGCCAACTCAGCGGATACAAGCTCCCGTAATTCGTTATGGTCCGTGACATGGTTGGCGTTCCTCATGGCTTAGTCCATCCTGCGGGGTTGAGCGCGAACGCAATTGTCCAATTCGTTAAATCCAACGTCTCCCGGTAGCCGAGTACCCGCGACGTGTACGACTCCATCGGGTAACCGGGTAGGAGTTGGGGGAGGTTCACTGTGTCGTCCAGGTCAATGCCGAGGACTTCCTGCAAATACGACGGGAACGGACCATGCAATTCCGCTAGGCGCATGGCGACGGTGGCGCTGGGCATATGCCAGACGGGATTCTTCGCGTGGTCTAGAACCCGGTTTGCTTTGTCGGTGGCGTCCGTCACAGACTGGAACGGCACCGAATAGTTGACCTCCCGCGCACCATAGATGGCTACGCTTTCCGTGTCTGTAGCGGTTACTTTCGCCCTCGCATCATCTGGCCCCCATTCCACGGTGACGGTGTTCACCACGGACCCGAAATCCGTGGTCATGGTCAACCCGTCTAATAGGGTCGCGCCGGTGGCGAGATCCGTAGTGGTTCCCGGTGCAGCGTCACGGCAGGTATAGGTCAGGACACCCAGCCGGTCCGTGTAAAGAATCGAATCGCAGGCCATAGCCAGATCGGACAGCAGCGTCCACGCGGACTGGGCGGGGTCTGTCCCGGTGTTCGCGGTAATCATCGTGGGGCCGGTCCCGTTGATCTGCCCGGTTGTGCTGGCGGCTGAGATGATCCGCGTCACCCGTGCGAACTCTGTCTCCGCCGGCCAGCCCGAGGGATCAATCAGATTCCGGGTCAGGCTTTCAGACGCCGTAACCGCTGTAACGTTGACGGCAGCAGGTTGCACATCTATCGCCGTGATATGACCCGTAAAACGTGTGTCATTGAACCCGGCGTCATATGTGTCCGTCCATGCTTCCACGAAACCTGTGGGCGTCGCCGTGTTCACCTGCACAGCTGTACCCAGTGCTATGCGCGGAACCCCACCCTCATAGACGTCCGTCCAATCGACGGTGAACCCGGACGGAATGCGGTCACCCCAGGAGAACCCCGGATATGACGTGCCGATGTTAGGTACAGCGTCAGCGGAGATCAGTGTAAGGAAAGCATTCGCGGGCTGTGGTTGCTCATCGACCCTTGACACTCCGTAGTTGATCGTCGCGCCTGCCAGCACGATAGACGCCACTTCCCCACCGTCGATGAGGACTGAGTGAGCGAAATGGACAGGGGCCATTACTTGACCCCTAGGCGGGCTTGCTTCGCGCTGATAGCAGCCTCAATAGTTCGGGCCGCGTCCAGCGGGTTAACCCCGAGAGCGGATACGGACTGCTGGCTTGACCGGTTACTGGCTGCTGATGACTTTGCGCCTACTTCCGCCATGGCAGCGTTGAGGGCGTTGACAATCGCCGTTTTGATTGCTTCCCCGATGGGTTCACCGATGGCCTTACCGAGGGCGCGGAGTTTCTTCTCATCTTCAATGACCTTCGCGGTCATGCCGTCCACCATCGCTGTGGCAGCGTTGACACCTTCGCCGTAGAACACGGTGGCCCACTGTGCGGCCACCACTTGGAACGCCGCATTGGACGTATCCATGGTGGTTGCCAGACCAGCGAGGGCGGTGATCCCGAATTGGTTAATGAAATCGGTTCCCGCTATCGGCCCCATGGCCGCTATCTGGCTTATGAGCGCCTGACCACCGGGCGTGTTGGGAATGTTCGGGATCGTTCCCAGCAGCGCAGAGAAATCTAGTTGCCCGCCAATCTTGGCGTTAATGAAATCAGTGAGGGTGCCATTCCTCCCGGCGTCCTCCCATTCCTTCATCCACGCGGCGAGATCCTGACCACCGGAGATCCCCTTACTGATGGAATCGGCGTAGTCCTGCCACGCCGCCTTAGCATCTTTCAACCTGCCTACGGCAATATCTAGTTTGTCAATGTGCTTTTGGGTGGCAGCGGTCATCGCGTCCATAGCGGCAGTAGCCGCCTTCGTAGCGCCCGTAACACCACCGCCACCGCCGCCGCCACCGCCACCGCCACCGCCGGTGGCCGATGCGACGGAGTGCAATTGGGAGAGGTACGTCTGCAACGTGCCACCGGTGTACGAAATCGACTTCCCAAATTGCTGCACGGCCATCGCCGTGTAGCGGGAACCTTCCGCAGAGATAGCACGGGACCGCGACTCTGCTGCCGCCAATTGATTCGTGGCGAAAGCGGCTTGGAACGCTGCACTAGCCAGACCGTTGTAACGGGCGGTGACGACAGCGGCCTGATTAGCGGCAGCAGCACCAGCAGCAGTCGTGGCGTTGATACCCCTAGCGGCCATATCTGCGGCGGACCCCGCGAATTTCAACGCCCAATACAGCGGATTCAACCCGTAGGCCAGATCGGACGCGCCAACCGAACCGCCAGACGCGGCTTCCGCTAGACGGGCGATAGGGCCGGTGGCCTTCCCTGCCGCGCCCGCGATTTTCAGCAGCGGTTCAATCAGCCCACCGATAGCCGCCCCGAAGAATTCCACAATCGGGGTGGCATCCTTCATCGACTGGGATATCGACTTCGTGGCGTCCGTGGTGCCACCCATGCCGCGTAGCAGCGCTTGACCTAACGCTACTTTCAGGTTGTCGAATTGGGCGGACAGGATACGGGTCTGGTTCGCCAGTCCTTCCGATGTGCGCTGAAAGTCTCCCTGCTGCTGCGCGGTCTGCGCCATGATCGCTGCTTGTGCTGCGAGTACCCGCTGCTGCTGGCTGAGCGCCCCAATGCCGTTATAGATCCCCATTTCCATGGCCTTGGCCTTCAAAGTGGCATCGTCCAGGAGTACCCCGTAGGCGCGGAGGGGTTCGGCTTCACCGCGTAGACCGGACCCAATGGCGTTGATAGCATCCTGCACGGACGTATTGGAGAAAGACGCCATATCAGCGGCAAGCCCGGTCAACCCCTGCGCGAAGTTGGCGACGTCGCTACCGGTTAGACCGGCTGCCTGCCCCATGACACCGAACCCGGAAGCCGCGTCAAGGGCTGCCTGCTGTGACAGCCCCATGGCAGTATCGGCGTCCTTCGCCCACTTGCCCAGCGCGTCAGCAGAGTCACCGAACACCACATTGGTTTTGTTCATTGTTTCGTTGAGGTTGGACGCTGCCTGCACAGCATCCACACCGATTTTCACGGCGAACGCGCCCGCTGCCGCGCCTGCTAGCGCCAGGGCGGGGCCGAACGTGGACGCCATCGTACCGCCGAACCCTTTAAGCTCCTTCGTCGCCTTCGACGTGTCCGCCGCTAGGTAGACGGTGAGTGTGCGGCCACCGGTAGCCATCAGCCCGGACCCCTATTCCATTTGCGAACGACACGTTCCAGCGCATCCCCCCACGCCTGCATTGCTGCGGGCTTGTATCCCTCAGCCCGTGCCAGCCAATTTGTGTGGGTGAAGGGGGCGAATGATCCGCGACGGTTACCGGACGCGGACGGGTAACGCAGCATGTTCGGGGTTGCCCCACCGGACAGTCGATACCTAGCTCCCGCGTAGCCGATGTTCACTGCCGGGATGCGGTCAAGTTTCGCCCTGACTGTCCCGGCGAGGATTTCCCCCCAGTGGGGGACGGACCTAGCCGCCTGCTGATAGGACGGGACCATCAGCGTCTTGGCGATGATGGATGATTCCTGCTTTAGTTCGACGTTGGCTTCCTTCGGGAAGGCGTTGAGCGCCCGCAGGACGGCATTAAGCCCCTTAATCTCCACTATTTTCTGCGACGGCATTCAACACCTCCCACACGGTGGCTAACTCCTCACTGGTCCAGCCCTTGACTTCCGCTAGTGGTCGTTTCAGGGCTAGCGCTAGTTCTATGGCGTGCCGGGTGCGGCTCCCGGCTGGGTAGGGTCCGCGTCCACCGTGCGGACTAACGTCACCATTTCAGCGACGTCCGTCCATGCACGGAACGGTTTCGCTTCCCGTGTCTCCGCCAGCCATGCCAGCAGCGCCCAGTCACGGACACCGGGTGGGCTGCTGCCCCACGTTGTCACCGTCCGCCCGGTGATCTCCTCATAACGCACCTGGTCAGAAAACCCAGCGGTCACTTCCCGCTTGGCCCCTTGCAGGTCTGTTACCTCTAGCACTAGTTTCATTCTGTTTCCCTCCGGGTTCGGTGGCGGACCGGTCAACCATCAGCAGCGGTGCCGGTCCTATTAAGGGGTTACGGCTGCCTTCACGGGGATTCCGTTGAGCGCCATGGACACGGTGCATTCAGATACGCCGTCAGCGTTCGCGGGAGCGTTCGGGCGGGCCGCGATAGCTGTACCCGTGAACTTGGATTTGCCGACGGTGGCGACGTAGGCGATGGGTGTCCCGGCGTCCACAGCCGTCCACAGGTCGTCAAACAGACTGTCCGTGGTTTCACCCGAGTCATACGCCCACGTCAGGTCCAGCGTGCCAGTCTCCGCGCCGGGACCGGCGAGAGGACCGGCAAGGGTCTGGTACTCCACCGCCGTGGAATCGAACTTCAACTCAAAAGCGTTCGTGACGCCCTTGTAGTCCTTAGTGCCAATCGTCAAATCGCAATTCTTTCCGGTCACCAGAGTCATGGCGTGCGGACCTTTCTGTTAGTGGTGGGGGCTTTCCGTGGGACGGGGGCGGGGCCGGTCACATGAGCGGCGATAATCATTTCCGCGACGTAGGCCGCGCCCTGTGCGCCTAGGTCGTCTGTCAGTGGCGGGCCGACACGGGTGGGCCGCACCCCGTCCGGGAGGGCCGTCATCACGGCGTCAATCAAGTCCTCGCACGCCGCAAGCCCGGACTCATTGTCTAGGGCGGCAGTGATGATGGACACGCGGAACATTGCCGTGTAGGTGAGGGTCGCGCCGATGCGGTCATGCTCAACGTAGGGGTCTGCCGGGGTGATGACCACGGCGGGAACGGACACTGTGGACGGAAGGTAGGCGTAGGCGGGTAGACCAGCGGCTTGGAATGCTGTAGTGATCTCATGCCGTGCGTCCGTGGTCAGTGCCATTAGCCGACCATTCCGTTGACGTCACGGCATGGGCCTACCAGCCCGGACACGCGGCGGATCATGGACGCGCCCATGGCGTACGGGGCGGGTTGAAAGTCAATGTTGACGGGCTGCCCACCAGCGGAACGTGGGCTTTGATACATGGACACGGACACTTCCAAGGCGGCCCGCTTGCACCATTCATGGGTTGAGTGGTCTGGGAGTGGGGTCAGGAAGTGTGCCAGCCATCCGTTCGCGGCGTCAGCTGACGCGGCGACGTCCGTGTTCGTGGAGGGGACGGGCATACCGAGGACAGCCGCCAATTCGTCCGCTGTCACCAGCGGGGCCGGTGGAATGGGAACGGTCACGGTATGTCCTTCCTGTGTAAGTGCTGGGGGCGGGAACCCGGAGGGGGCTACCCCCGCCCCCAGCACGTCTTAGGGTTTTGCAGTCTTACGCCGTCTAGCCGTGGTCACCGGGAGCTCAACGGGCGGGGCCACGGTGCGAGTGGCCAGCTGCTGCACTAAGGGAGGTTCGTCACCTTGACGACGCCCTTGGGCAGGTAAATCGCGGTCACACCGAACCCGAACAGGGCGACGTCACGCCCGAGCCGGGTCGGAACCTCCGCGTCCGCGAACATCGGGCCGTCCTCAATCCACGACGCGGCCAGAGTGTTCGTCACGATGATGGAACCCGCTGCGAGGTTTCGGTCATGCACGACGGGAAGCCCGGACACGGACACCGAGAGGGTGGACGCGGTGGCGGTTCCGTTGGCGTTCATCGTGCCGTATGGGGCCGGGAATAGAGTGGTCCAGCCGCCTGCCTTGGCGAACACGTCCGTGGCGACCAGGACGACGGAAGCGGGGCTACCCGTGGCGGCCTCAACCTCCACCGATGCTGCGAACACAGCAGCCCGGAACAGGTGACCGTCGGTGTCCGCTGCCAGATCGTAGTCAACGGCGGAAGCCGTACCACCCGCGACGAGAGCGTCAACGAAGGCGTTGTCAGTCACGGCAGCGTATGACGCGGCCATGATCCGGTTGTGCGCGTCCAGGTAGGACGGCGCGGAACGCATGAGCAACTGGTAGGAGATGTCGGACGCTGCCGCGTAGGTGGCCAGCGACGCCGTACCCTTCTTGATGTCGATGCGGACACTGTTTACGTCGGTCTTTTGCGCTGCCTGCACTGCGACAATCGCGGCAAGGTCGCCGTCGAAGTAGGGCCAGTTGAAGTCCATGCCCGATGATCCGGCGGACTCCACACCGAGGGCGGTGATGCCGGGGCGTCCGTGGGAGACGATTCCCTTGACTTCGTTCACCCAGTTGGGCTGCAACACGCCGGGGTTGTTGACGGTGATCTGGTCGATGATGGCGCGGGTCGAGATCTCGCCACGGTAGACCGCCTGCGAGTACTCACCGAGGGAACGGTATGCGGCAAGCGGGTTCGCTTCCGTGGTGGGGGCCGGGGCTTCCATGCTGGCGATGCGTTCCCGGATGGAAAGCAGATCGTCCCGCGTGGCGTACTCAACCGCTGCTGCCTTGTCCGGCGCGGTCATGGTGTCCGTATCGGACATTGGCGTTTCCTCTCTTGTGGTGGTCACACCCGCACTGGCGTAGGCGGGCATATGGGTGAGCGATAGTTCCCCGAGTCCGGCACGGACGTGGGTGACGAAATCCTTAGTCTTATTCCACACGGACTCACGCGGCTCAAAACCGACGGACAGTCCGATACCCATACGGGCCATGACTGCCGCGTCACGCCCGAGCGTCGTGTTAGCGATATCGCCGCGCACCGTCAGTCCGCTGTCCGTGTTCTCCGCGTGGGTAATCTTCCCGATAGGTTCACCGTGCCGCCAGCACAGAGGCTTCCCGATGACTTCCGCAGGATCGAATGCGCCGGGACCGAACGCCTCCCGGATGCCCCCCAAGTCTGCGGCTTCCCCATACGGGACGGCTAGCCCCTCAAAGGTGGCGGCAACGTCGGGGTTGTCGGGTGTCTCACGGAACGTCAGGACAGTGGCCAGATCCATTGTGGTCATGCGGGTCCACCCTTCGATGGTGTGTCTCTCAGGAAATCGCGGGCTTCCGCTTCACTCATCACGCCGGGATACGGCAGCAATTGGGCAACGATGGCTACCCGGTCTGCGAGGTTGGATCGCAGGAAGTCCACGGTTGAGAACCGCACCACGTTTGACGTGAGGGTCGGGGTCACATCCCGCATAGACAGCCGTTGCTCAATCGGCGCCATGTAGTCGATGAGCGTTATGTCGATGAGATCCTTACGCAGATCCACGCGATTGGAGTAGGAGAGGGAGGACCCGGACACGTTCGCGCCGATCCAGAAGCCGTCAAGGTTAAACAGACGGGCGATTTCCAACGATGCGAAATTGCGAGCTTCCGTGAGGGTCAATTCTGCGGGGCTGAACCCGAAAGTCTCCGTGTCCACGACGGATGACAGGTACGCGGTGGCGCGGTTGGCGCGGGCATCCTCCCACGCGGCAAGCAGCGCCTCCACCTGATCCGGTGGGAGATCCGCGCCCGTATTCTTTAGGGCGATGGACGGCAGCGGCACGTCTGCGTAACGCTTGGCTGCTTCTTCCAATGCAATCGCCAGGGCGATGGACTGCGCACCGTCTACTAGGACGCCGTTATCGAACCCGGTGAACACGATGACCTGACCCACCTGTGTCCCCGGCCCCGCTGGGTGGGATACGGGCCATTCCTTGCCGTTCCAAATGACCGTGTGGGGCTTGTCCTCTGGTTCGGTGACTTCTTCCGCTTCCAAGCCACGAACCTTTGTGGGGTAGCCCGCCGCGTCCACGTCCCGGACCATCCAATAGCCCTTGCCATACAGGGCGAGATCCTGCACCAGTCGTTGGATCGTGACCCATGCGGCTTTATCCGCTTCCGGCTGCCTGAGTAGCGGGTTATCTTCGACTAGTTCCCCGTTGCGCCACTGGACTAGCGGCAATTGGGCGACAGTCCCCGAAATAAGGTTCGTGGCCCGGCGGAACGCCGGGACCCGCATGGCTAGGTCGTCCGAAACGGACCACCACACGTTACGGGACAGTCCCTCTAGCGCGTCGATGAGGGAGTCCCCGCTCATGGCGCGGGTTTCCGCTGCTACAGATTCCGCCCGCTCAATTAGTCGGGTGCCGCGATTCCATAATGCCACGGGATAAACATCCCACGGAGGTGGACATTAGACGGCATAGATTAGTGGGAGACTTTCGCCAATGCCGCGAAAGGGAGAACCGCTAACCCGAAAACGGGGATAAGCCCGAGCATTCCGGGCGTATTAGTGAAGACTACCGCCGCGAACCCGATACTCAGGATGATGGCGGACAGTAGGAAAGCCAGCGCGAAACGTTTGATAGTCATTTTTAGTCCCCTCCGTGACTCACTTCCAGAATACCACTCACCGGGGTAGGGATATGACCATGGGGACGGGTGGCGGGGTAGCCGCCTGCCACACAGCGAACGTCGCCGCCACCAGTGGGGCCAGATCTACGTTGGCGTCTTTCCGTGACCACACTTCCCGGTCCCCACGCTTCCGGGACACGGCCCCATCCACGGCAGAATTCAGGCGCGGGTCGGACTGGTGGGCGAGTTCCCCGGCAGCGGCCATGGTGCGGAACCGTGCCACCGCGTCCCCGTAGTCCGCTTCCGTCGCCGCTGTCACCCTCACACCGGCACGTTCTAGCTCCTCGATCATGTAGCCGAGTGGCCCGGTGCGTTGGATGACGATCCGGCACCGGTGCTTGCGGTGGAGATCCGCTAGGCGGGGTAGCACCCATTCCACACCGTCACCTGTGGACAGGACTTCCACGGCTACCCGCCCATCGGGGAGTGACCCGGCGGCGACGATGGCGGCTGTGCGGTGGTTCGGGGCGGCGTCCGCTGCGATGAACACGGGAGCGTCAGCGGGTAGGACGTCTACGGATGCCAGGGCGGGCCAACCCGCCCGCCAAGAGAGTTCCGCTGTGGGCCAGCGGTTCAGGTAGCCCCTAGCGAACCCCTCCGGGCCGAATTGGTCCATGGCTGCTGCCATAGCCGCGTCATCTATCAGCATCGGGTAACCCGGATGGAATGTCCGCCACGTCTCTTGGTCGTCAATTGGGGCATCGTCGGGCGCGGACCACTCAAAGAACGCGATAGAGGAGTGAGGGTCTAGGCACGCGGCCCGCCCTTTCTCAATCCACGCCCGGAACCACACGGACTCATCATTTCCGGCGGTGCTGATAATGAACATTTGGCGCTGACGGCGTGTCGCCTGCGTCGGGACCACCGCTTGCAGTATGGAATCGCCTTGATCCGGGGTGAAAGAGAAGCATTCGTCAATGACCACGGTGTCCGCCTGCTGCCCGTGCAGACTCTTAGGCGTGGGTGGGAACGCCCGGACGAAACTATTCGTGGCTAGGAAGGTGGCGCGTTCCTCCCCAGCTGCACGGCGCATACGCCAGCGCCCCGGCATCGTTTCGGTGAGTTTGTACTCCCATTTACGCCATGTGTCACGGGCCGCCAGCCCCGTCTGCGCTGTGTACCAGTGCAGGGAATCGCGCTGTGTCATCGCCCGATGCGTCAGAATCGCCCCCAAAAGACTGGACTTCCCTGCCTGTCGGGGCGTGGAAATGACCACTGTCGGGTAGCGCCACGTCCCCGTAGACGGGTCAATCTCGCACGCTACGTCTGCAACGTGCCGTTGCCACGGCAGCAGCGGCCAACCCAGCGCCAGCGCGACAGCAGCCACACCGGGACCATGGGTGGGGTTAGCGGAATTCCTAGCCGTGGTGAATCGTGGGGCCGCCGCTGATATTGGCGATAAGGGCGTCAATATCGTCATGGCTAGGCTCCTCTCCAGGGGCGAAAGCCTGCACCGATTCAAGGAACATCTTGTTCACCCGTGCAAACGTGTGGTCCGAACACTCACCGTTCCTAGACGCGGCCCTAGCAGCATCCACAGCCCGTGCAGCGTCCCGAAGGATGCCCCGGTGGACGGCGTAGGCGTCCCCAGCCAGATGCCCAGACTCATGCCACGCCCGCAGAGTCTTCGACAGCAGCGCTTCCGCCGCCCCCTGCTTCCGACGTGGGGCGCTGAACATCGTGTCCGTCATGTGCCATCCCTCCGAGGATCTATGACCGCGAACAGTGCGTCCACGCTAATTGTCGTTTCGCCCTTCCCGGTGACCGGGGTTCCGTGGTCACGGATGAAAGCCCACACTTGTTCCACCACGGAATCGCGGCCCGTCTGGAACCCACCGCGCCATGCGTATTCTGCCGAGTTCATCCGGTCCCCTAACCAATCTAATGCCATCTAATGAAAACTAATAGACACTACTTAATCTTTCAACTACTAATCTAATACCCCCACATATTCACGCGGACCTCAGAATAAGAAACGAAAAC